GTTTGCAGGATCTGCTATTTTTATATTTGAACCGACGGTTATTTTACCGACTAAAATATATTCTCCAGTATTGAACGCCAGGTGATCCACGGCGCTAGTGCTGATCTGAATCATTCCCGAATATGCAAAAGCATAATCCGCACCAACGTTAAGTCCCTTATTAGGACCCAGATAGGTCGTTATGCGCTTTTTAGCCATTCAACGGATCATTCGAAATATAGAGTGACACTAAGGCTTGAAGCCGTTGGTGTGCCAGTTGTAAATTGAAATGCAACCTGGAGATCTATATTATTGACACCTGCAACACTAAAGTTTGTAGGAACCATATTGAATTGAGGCGTTCCGCCTGCATCCGCTATATCTCCCGAAGATCCAGCTAGGGTGAGGTTCTGCTCACTCATATTTGATCCCAATAAACGACAGGCCAGAACTACGCCTTTTGTATCTGGCGCATCCATAGCTACATCGATTCTGGAGATCCTACTAGATCCCTGGGGCGTTTGGATATTGCCGAGTGAAGAACTTGACATATTATCCGTAAGCGAAAAATAGGTCTTATCCGTGGGCGTGCTGTCGTAGGTCCTGGTTATTGTTGTTACCATTTTATATTCTGAAGTAAAGCTTACTTCCTCCTAGTTTTAGTTGTGGAAATCTGCTTCGTGCAAAGGCGCCGCCTATTGCTACGAGTGAAGCAGTCACTAATGTCTTTCTTCCTGTATCGGTTCCGATCATATCAATGGCGTTACTTGCCAGGGTAGTGAAGGCCTGTCCTAATTGACCGTCAGTTACGTCCTTGATTACTCCTTCAGCCTGAAACTTACCGTTAATTGACTTACCAGCGTTCAGGTAACTTGCTATGGCAAGGCCTGAAGCCATGCCCGTCACACTTGGATGTGGAATTGTTTTCATATATTTACTCCTTTTTGGATTATTGTTCTTCTTGGTGTATGCCCGTCTGGCTGTTTTCCTTACTTGTCCTTTTCGTGTGGATCTCTTCCCGTTTGTGCGGGCTTTAGACGCCTTGTAGGACTTTTCGGAAATTAATTTACCGTCGCGAAAGAACATTCGACGGCCATTGGCTCCTTTCCGAGTGTACAGTCCGACAGGCACATGCAAATATCGTTTAATTGATTATATAAGCGTTTTGTGTTACACTGCTTTAGCGCAGTGTTTACAGAGTACTCTACCGTTAATAGTTTTTGGGCCCACATAGGATCGGGTCATTGAGTCACATCTAATACAACGCCCTGGGCTTCTATTGCTATGCATTAATCGTACCCCCCGAGTTTAAGGGTCGCTAATGTCTTTTCAGTGTTGCATGCTTGGCAATCATAGAAGGAGCCACAAACGCACTTAGAACGGCCACTATTCCAGTCTGAGATAATGATTATGAAAAAGTCATTCCAGGAGAGGGGGACTCTTCCCTTGGTGGCGTGCCATTGGATCTTAGTCTTATACTCTTCTAGCATTTCCATGACATTACGATCTAAAGCTATCCTGGCGCGCTTACTCATTGATCACCTCTACAGTGTGAACAGTTCCACAACCATGCCGACATAGGCCGTTTGACAGCAGACCCAGTCTGCCGCAATGCATACACTTCACCTCAAAGAATTTGTCTTCATTCATGATACCACACTGTAGAACAGGGTGTATACAGTTAGTGCTAGGCTCTTCTGTACTAGTCCGAGAGCTATTATTACTAGGTACGACGGATTATTATTCTTCTTCTTCTTCTTCTTCTTCTCTTAAAACATTATTTTTGGAGTGGAAATAGAGGTGTTATCAAAAATTAGCCGCCAAAAGAAACCCCTAGAGCTCTGTTACACGTGAAATACCCCCTATATCGTGCGTTTTTTTGCTTTCCGTTTGTTTATTTCTGCAAGCCCATGTCTAAAATCTGCTTCTGGGTGCTTCCTGGTTGCTTTTGGGCCGCGTCGGTGATGATTGGTAACAATTTGGAGCCCAACATCTGAATATACCAGGGCTGACCATCCAATTCCTTAGTGATACCATGCAAAATAGAAAGCTGAGATCCTTCATCCGAATTTTTAAGTTCTTTGGCGGCGGCTCCCATTGCTCCAGCCCAGAACTTTTGAAAACTCTCTCTTGCTTGTGGAAGCATAAATTCCTCAAAATCAATTAACATCTGTTCTCTAATCTTTTTAGTGATCACATCCAGGGAAGATAGTAAGGTTTCGTCACTCTCGGATGACATCAACCAGGATTCTATTTTTTTCTGAGTTTTTAATGGAATCCAAATTGTATAAATTGTAAAATATAGAAAGAACGATCCAATCCAGATTAAGAAAAATAGTTGATCTGTCATTAGAATAATTTATCCTTTACATATTTGGCACTAACTGAATAACCTTTCTGGCTCATACATGATACGATCCACACAGGGCCGGCAGGTGTATAGTAAGCATAACTTAAATTCTTTTTAGCATTAGCGGCACACTCACCGAGAGCAGTTTGGAAGTCATGTGAAGCTTCCGTTACTGGGTCAACGAAAGTTTCCTTTACTTCTTCTTTAATATCATCTATTATCTCATCTGCCGATGGTATCTCAATATTCTCAAAAAATTCTATAACATCCGCTAAAATCTTCAGGGCCTCATCTGTTGAATGGTAAAGCGATGCCAGGACAACAGGTCTCGGTACATTCAGATCTATTGTAGGTATTGGTTCGCAAATTGCAATCAATTTAGATACTGCACTGGCTTTCTTATCAAACATCGAGAAACCTAACCAGGCACCAAAAATTATAATCGGTTGCATTACTGGAATCAATGCCTGGAGCCACCTGGTATAATCAACGTTTTTCATAAGCTCTTCAAAATTAGTTTCTTTCTTCATACTCTATAACCTGTTAGGATGCATGATATTGCCCCATTATTGGCACTCTCTGTTGCCTGGATCTTAACCGTACTGTTTGGTGGTATAATAAATTCAAACATTTTGGGCTGAATCCCAATATTATTAATCAGGACTACCAACTTTTCAACAAATAAGGCCTGGTTATCTACATTGATCGTATAGCTTAGAATCTCACCAGCAGAAATAGAACTCCAGTCAATTCCTAAAGTTACCCTGGTTAAATAAAATGCTGAAGGGTTCGTATAATCCAGTAGGGTGACAGCAGAAGATGTAAGGGCATAACTTCCACTCCACCCGTATATCTTACCGTCCTTGGCCCTAGAGACTGATTTGGAAGGTCCTAGGGTCATGCATTATAGACGCGGCCAATAATACTGGTGCATGAATCAAAAGCGGCCGTTCCATATTGACTGATCCCCGTCACTAATACATCTGTTACAGGTGGAATTAAGATCGGAACCACTAAGGCCGTTGGCATGTCCTCCTCGTTACCGTCTACTTTTAATCTTAGAACTTCGTTTCCGTTAAAGTATATCTGAAATATGGTTATACCACCGTTTGCAGGATCTGCTATTTTTATATTTGAACCGACGGTTATTTTACCGACTAAAATATATTCTCCAGTATTGAACGCCAGGTGATCCACGGCGCTAGTGCTGATCTGAATCATTCCCGAATATGCAAAAGCATAATCCGCACC